CTACATAATCTGATCCACTGTATGCATCACCTGTATCATATACAGTAGGAGTATAAGAAGGAGAAAATAAACTATTAACTCCTGTTGGTTGAGCAGGTGTTCCACCACCTTTACCTGATCTTACAGGTGGAACTGAAGCATTAATAGCATCCGTTGAACTACGTTGGACTAAATTTGGTCTTTGAAGTGGCAGAAAGGTAGACAAAGCTGATGTAGTAGACATACCAGTAGATAGTTGGGATGGTTGTGTTGGCACACCCATACCTCCCTTACCGCTTGTTGGAGTAGAAGGTAAAGAACTTAAAGGAGTTTGCAGAGAAGTTTGGGGTGCTGGTCCTTGAGGAGTTCTATTAACAAGACTAATAGGTTGAGGAGGAACTGGAGGAGTTACGGTAGGTGACACCGTAGCTGTAGGCATTGCTGTTGGCTGTACCAAACCATTACCCACATCTGTGGAAGAAGTCTGGCCTGTATTTTGCAAATACTGTTGTTGATCACCAGTAAGAACTACCATTTATTTCATCCTATGCTAGAAATGATTCTAAGCCTTGCTTAATAGGCTTTTGTTGTTTTGTTTTTCCTGTAGCTTTTTTTCTTATATTTTTAACAAAGCCATCTAATTTCTTTGCACCTGCATTAGATGATCCACTACCAATCATAGCCACCGCATCTGCAGGTATAACATATTCATCAGGGCTTAACAACGCCATATCTGGATCATTACCCTCTACATCAAATAAAACTTGATCTGATTGCCCATCACCGGGACCAATAACTTTACCCTCAAAGTATGGTTGTATCTGCCCACCTCCTGCTATAGTAGGAGTTTTTATGGTTGTTGGTTTAGGTTTTGAACCTAATTGAATCCTAAGTCTTTCTGAAACTTCTCTTGCTCTTTTTGGAGTTTGCTTTGACCATTCAGAAGCTAAAGCTGCTTTTTTAGCAGCATCTCCATCTCCAGCTTCAATAGCTTTTCTCATGTCTTTAAACTGATTAACACCAGCTTTACCCATTTGATATACCATTTCTGCAATGGGATTTACTTGCTTATTAGTTAAATTAGGATAAAGCTCTTTTGCTTGTCTTACAGAACTATTCCATCTTTTAAGAGCTTCATTATCAATAATAGATCGGCTTATCTCATCACCTTCTTTAAAGTTCTTTTTGCCCATGAGTTTCTTTAAAACGTTATCTGCTAAAACACCAGCACCAAATGTTAGTTTATTTTTAGTATCAAAATAACCAACATATGAATCAGTATCTTTATTATAATATTTTGGGCTTTTAAAGTAAGCATCTCCAAACTCTAATGGCCTTACAACTTCTTCAAAATATTCTCTATCAATAGAATTTTTTTTTGAGCCTGTGCTGGTGCTGCCACCATTAGACAAGCCAACAAGACCGCCTTGATTAAATCCAAAATTACCTCCTGTATTAATTGGCTGTGCTCCCTGACCGTATGGAGTTGCAGTAGCAGCAGGGTTTTGATTTAATCCACCCTGTATCAAAGCTCCTAATGCTGCCCCTCCTACCGTATTAGATATAAATTTATCCACCTCCGATGCTGCTTTTCTTTTCTGAAGTATCTCTTCTTCTTTTCTTTTCTCTTCAGATGCTACAGTATCTTCTTCAACCTGAGTATCAACTTCTTTTGCTTCGGGTGTTCCACCTTCAGCTAATGTAACAGTATCTTCTTCCTCATATCTAAATGGTGTTAAGGGTGATTGAAGTCCACCCTCTAAAGCAAGTCTAGTATAATCCTCTTGACTTAAATCTCCTTGAGTAAATTCACCACCAGTTAGTTTTAAATCTCTAGGAGTATATGTGCTTTCTAATGCAGCTAAACCTTCATCTTGACTAGGATCAAATTCTGGAGGAGCCATCATACCTTCTACCGCACCAAATGCTAGAGGAGTATAAGTTGATGGTCTTTGTAATAATGCCCGTGCTATCTCACCAGTTGTCAACTCATTCCCTGCTCCTAAAGATTTTTGAACGTATGGAAGTGTTTTTATACCACCAACTGTTACAACTTGTTCACCCGGATTTAATCCAGCTTTAACTGAGTCTCCAATTGATGTGCTACCTAGGTCTTTTGCTAAACCTCCTTCAACACTAACAACTTTAGGAACAGGAGCAGATGCAGCAGGTAGAGCAGATACAGCAGGTGGAGCAGTAGAGGCAACAGGAACTTGAGAACCTATTGCTGGATCTAGAAGAGATCCAGATATGTATGAACCTGATGGAGACAAAACTTGTCCAGCATTAATAGCAGGAGTAACTGTTAATTCAGGACGTAACAATGATTGTGGTGATGCAAATTTTCCAAATTCACCAGCATTAATAAAAGAAGGAGTAGCTGTTAATTCAGGACGTAACAATGATTCTGGTGATGCAAATTTACCTACTTCAAGTCCAGCTTCAGTTATAGGCTGTCCAATAGTTTGTTGTGTTGCTGTTCCTGCTTCTTTAAGTCCTGCTGCTAGCTCAGTAGGACTTGGACCCATTATACCCGCCATAATACCACTAGTAGCACCAGATACTAAACCACCTATAAGAGCTTCAGTTGGTGATTGACCTGCTGCAAGTCCACCAGTAAATCCACCAATACCTGCACCAAGTCCAGCACCGGCAGCGGCGGCAAAAGCACCCTCTCCAAGAGCTGTGCCAATGCCGGGACCAAGCAATACACTACCAGCAATTGCACCTATGGCTGGCAACAGTGATCTAAAACTAAATGCTTCAGGTAGTCCTGTATCAGGATTAATAGTCAACTGACCTACGCTAGCAAGACCAGCAAGCTCATCAGGTCTAACATGCAAAAGCTCTGTATCCCCATAACGTCCCTTTGCTGCCATCAATCCAGCTATGCCGCTATAAGGAGCATCTTGATTCATCATTCCTACCATCTATAATTCTCCAAGTTATATTTTATATATTATACAATAAAAATTAGTTTTATGCAAAACTAGTGAAAATCAACCCAAGCATTATTTACATAACCTTTAAACTTGCCAGAGCTAGCTGAGTATGCTACATAACCACTTTGAGGTCTACCTATCTCTGTGACAGTTACAACAGAGTAAATTTTAGTTGAAGGTCTAGCATCTAATTCTATATCTCTACTCTCCAATAAAAATTTTATTTCTGATGCCCATGTATTAATTGAATTATATAGTTGAATTAATTCTTCATCAGTAATATTATAATTAACATTAAAGTTAGGATATGAAAAAGACATTATCGTTTACCTGCTGGTTGCATAGCTATTCTAACACTACCCCATTTCCAAGACGTATTAATATCAGACGTTGATACTCTAACATTAGCCTGTCTACCCCTAGCCCTCATATCAATTTTTCTAGTTTGATTTGTTATATCGAAAGGGCCTACTTCCGTTGTAGAATCTGAAGGAAAATCTTTAACATTTAAAGAAAATTTAATTGTTCCTTGATTGATATCATAGTCAGGAATAATTCTATCCATAAACATAATATCGTCACCATCACCCATATCAAAATCAGCACTTTCAATAAAAGAAGATAATGCTTGACCATCACCAGAGAAAACAGAAGTTGGCTCATTAAACCAAAGGTACTGTGGGTTAGTTGTTGAAACTGTACCGCTTACTGCTCCAGTTGCTACCGTATTAAGGAAAATAGAATCATCAATATAGGTAGTATAAAAATTACTTCCGTAGACCCAAGTATTTTCCATATAATTATATATTACATAACCATTAGGTTCATTTGATCCTTCTTTAGGATATAACCAAATAACCTCATGAAACTCAGAATTAAGTCCTGCAAATACTTTAGACTTTTGAGTCATATTAAAATCATCATATAAAAATCTTCTAATGGTACAATCTAATTTTTTAACCGAACCATCAAAGATATAAAAATCAGTATCACCCATCCAGAATGTTCTACCACCAACATCAATTGCAGCATGTGCACCAATTAAACCACAGTTCGTACCGACTTGAGTTAATCTAAAAATAAACGGAGGACCAACATACTGTAAAGTATATAAAGCATTGTCAGTGTAAATAAGAATAGCATTACGTCCTCGCACACCTCCTATAATTCTAGTACCATCAATTAACTGTAGCTCACCTGATGTAGAAGAAACTGAAGGAGTCCAGTTAGAAAAACTTTCTTGATCAGACCATCTTACTAGTAATGGATTAAATACAGATGTTGCAAACTCTTGCGTACCTAAAGCAATAACATGTCTATCGTTGGGAGAAATAACAATGCTATTTATCTGCTCTGGAGATGTTGGTACAATACTTGCTCTAATAGGGGTTAAACTAGCCGTAGCATCCCAGTGAATTAACTGTCCTCCCGCTCTAGCAGCTAATAAATCTTCACCAAAGTTATCTAAAGACCACTGTGTCCCTAAGAAAACAATATTAGAAGATTCTGCCGGGCTATTCCAACCTCTTTCTCCTGTTGTAGAAGCACCTGCATTATATACACCAGCACCATATCCTAATCCTTGAATAGGATTTGACTTACCTGATGCTAATAAAAAGAATGCAACTCCACTACCTTGATCTGTTTCAGTGCTAGTAGCTACGCTAGTTACACTAATAAAGAAATTATTTAATCCTTGAACACTAACAACCTCAAAGGTTGGACCACCAAAAGAAGAGGCAGAAAAGTCTAAGCCATCTGTTCCAAATCCATTAATAGATGTATTAGAAAATTCTACAAAGTCACCAACGGCTCGACCATTATTATTAGAACTAACTTCAATTAAAGGTGATCCAGCAGCAGTATTGAAACTTCCTCCAGTTCCTAAATCTCCAATACTAACAGTGCTGACAATCGGTGTTACATCATAAGAAAAATCATTATATACAACGTATAATTTACTTTCAGTACCAAACCCTAAAAGTTTTTCTGTATTATTATTTGTCCATGCAAGCAAATCTCTAGCTATTCCAATAAAAGAGTTATCAATAAATTTTTGATACCCTCTTAAATTTTCAGGTTTACCTTCTCTAAATCTGACCCGATCACCATCAAACCACTTCCCCTCCTCAGAATACTGAGTAGACTCTCGGTGAAACCCCGGCTTGAAATTTAATTTCTCTAATTTTGAAGTAGTAGATGGCATATGTTTTTATCCAAATGAAGATACTAAAACCATATCAATTGCACTTACACCCCTAACATTGTAAACCAACATATCTACAGCACTAGCTACTGTAGATAAAACAGGAATCTCTGCGTCAGGAAAATTATAACTATCTCCGTATGATAGTGTCCGACTTCCAGTGTTATCCTGAAATACATAGATATATCCACTTTGTCCTGGCAATGCATTTGATGGATTCTGCAAAGTTCTATTGCCCGTTAAAGAAACAAAGAAGGTAGTGGCTGTCGATAGATCAAGAGCAATTGATGCTGCTTCTGTTAGAGTAACAGGTGGAACTACAAGTTGACCAGAGAACGTAGCTTGTGAATTAAATGTTGCACTTCCTACTACACTAACAATATTTAAAACTGCATTAGAAACAACTGCTGAATCAGCCGCAATAGAGGTTGTATATATACTAGTGGCTGATACACTTGTAGCAAAGCCCACCGCAGATGCAAAGGTTACAGGTTTATTAAAAGTATTAGTATCTGTAAAAGTATTAGCCGAAGATAGTTTTGCAAAGCTAGCAGTTGTATCAGCAGTTAAATAATCAAGACCATAAACAGAAACACTATCACAGAAAAACATTTTTTTGCTGCCGCTTGCAACTGTTGATCCTGAACCAGAGCCTGACCCACTTTTCAAAGTAATTACTGCTGAATTTTCTCTGGTAGTCTTGTCGTTAATAATATAAGCTTTAGATTTTTCTGGAATAATAACATTTAAGCTAGCAGAAACAGTTCCAGATAATTCTAAAAAGGGACTACGAGATTGATCTGACGTTCCGTCATTAGATGTTAAGGTTACATCTGCACTAGAAACAGTAATGGTAGTGTATGCAGCAATAGCCTCATCTACTAGATCAATAACATTTTGATTTAGAATAGTACCCCAACTATTAGGATTTTCTCCATCACCTTGTTTTTCTAATCTAATTCTAGAAGTATAAGTACTAGGCATTCTTAAATTCCTTTTCCTTCAACACCTGTGGCTACTGTATAACCTTTAAAAGAGGGATAAACAGGTGACTTAATTTTAAGTATAATAGTATTTCTATTGTTATAATCTTTGTAACTTCCAATAATATCAGTAATTAAAAATATTTGTGGTGGTCTTATTTCTAGACAATTAGAATTAATAATATTTTTATAGATAGTTAAGATAAGTTTTTCTTGACTTTTAGTATCAGCATAAGCTATATCCATTATAGCTTTTTCTTTTTTACACATAAAAATTACAACTGCTTTGTCACCAATTTGCCAAGTATTTGCTAGAGCTAAACCATAATTAGACACCAATAAAAAGAATAAAATAGCTGCTAAAATTAAAATTATTTTTTTCATTTTAATTAATAAACCTTTGTAGTGAATCTCCATATTTATCTTTTAACAAGTCGGTATTAGTTGAGGTATCTCCAGCATAAATAATATTATTATTATTATCTATTGCTATAGTACTTCCCCATCTAACTCTTAAAGAACCAATTTTTAATTTTTTATCTCTATAATCTGCATCTGAAGTATAATCAAAGATGTAATCTTTTGCTGTAAATTTATATGACTCTAAAGTATCTTTAATCTTTTTATCAGGATTTGAAATAGACCATTTTTGAAAATTATCAGTTCTAAAGAAGGGACGAGAGTTAGCTAAATAATTTTTGTTTTTAACAAGGGATAGTGCTCTATAACTTACCTCATCCCATTTTAAATTAAAATTCCACCACCAAAATAAATCCTTAATAGATGATATAGTATAAGGACTTTTAGAATTAAATAATTTTATTTCATCTATGTTGTCAGGATATTTTTCTTTTAAAAATTCATCTACCGTCATAAGAAATAGTTCAGGATGAGACATCAATCCTGATGAGCCAAAAAGTTGATCGCCACATTCACCTGTAACAGATATACCAGTACCTAAATTATTTTCAATGTGTTTTAGAATGGGAGAGAAAAAAGGTTTATCCATGTAATATTTATCAGGGTCTTTTACTGGTTCTACAACTTTTTCTGTTTGAATTTTCCCATCAATATAATTATTCCAAAATAAAGAATACTCTTCAATAGAAGCGTCAGTATAAATAATTTTTAATCTATCGTGCCAATCAGACGGTTTAGATTTTAGTAGACTTACTAATGCTACTGTGCTATCTATTCCACCACTCCAGTATACTTTTATTTCTTTATTTTCATTCCATAGATTTACACCTGTTTCATCTGCTACCTCTATAAAGGTTTTTGTAAATCCTGTAGCATCAGGTATTGGACTACCCTCTAACTTTAAATTACTAGATAAAGTATTTGTTCGATCATTAGGAGTCCAAAGACAATGAATATCTCTTCCTATAGCATCTAAAGTTGTTTTTTTATATTCACCCGATCCAACTCTTAAAAAATCTGGGCGAGCAAAAATTAATTTATCACCTAGTGCATCTGTTGATACATCAACCGATGTCTGAGTTTCAAAATTAAATATATCAACAAATTTATCTAAAACTTTTATACCACAATCAATATCTAATGGACCGAAAACACTTCTAATTTGTCCAACACCTACTGCAGTGTGTAAAAGAATTGCACAATCTATACATTCTTCTTCAGATACAGGATTAATAAATTCATCTTGATTATTTAAAATATCTACACAAGTTTGAGGATCAGTAGCATCTAAAATTTCTTGACGTCTAGTTTTATATAATTCCTCAATAAATAATCTAGATGCATTATTCTTAAATTGTTGTAATGCATTGTCAACTTTTTCTTCTTTAGTATTTCCTATAACTGTAGTTGCTTGATTTGTAGTTATTTCTGATCTAAGGAATTCTTCAACTTGTGTAATATTTTCAGGTTCTGGAAAATACCAATCTCTAATTTTTATATATAGATTATTAAATCTTTCTAGAACAACTTTTTTAACAGTTGGTAAATCTTTCCACTGTTCTTCAAAGGCTGTCTTATCTGCATTAAGAACCATAATCTTTAGGTCAATATCAGAAGGTGATTTATCACTTCCCGGTATTGGATTATCTATTCTTTTTAATACTAAACTCATTTTATAAAACTCTTTTCCAATTGATGAAGCTGCACTATTACTCTAACTTGTTCTTGAGAATACGCAAAACAACCATAAAAAACAAAACACAAACCAAAAAAATTTAGTGTATACATAATATATTTTTTAGACAACATGTGTTCCCAACATCATAGGATGGTTAAATTCTTCATTAGTACTAGACCATATATGCATAGGAACAACAATCAAGTCTTCATCGTCTGTTTCAAAGTGATGTGGCTCCATAGCATTTAAAATTAAAGTTTTGCCTTCAACTAATTTATATCTCTCTACATTAGAACCTACACCTGAAACTGCTGTACCTCTCCCCGATAAAACATATACCACTCTATCTGTTGAATGAATGTGATGTTTTTGTTCTGAGCATCCAGCAGGTATCTTTAATAATTGCATACAAGGATCACCAGATCGAATAGGAGGTAAGATATTATTTGTACTGCACCCATTAATATAAGGTAAATAAGTATTTAAATTAATTTGAGCAGTTCTATTTGGTGGTGTGTACCCATATATAGTAATAATAACTTCACCAAAACATGTACCCGAATTCTTAACCGATACACTTTCTTTATTAATAATCCATGCTGAACTATTTTTAGGTACTTTATATTGGTTTCCTGTGTTATCTACTTGGTAATAGTATAAACTATTTTGAGGTGCAATGTAAGTGTAATTGTTTAAAAATAACATCTACGATGTAGCTCCATAAATATTCCCGTTATTTGTTATGTTTACCGATGCACCTGAATTTAATCTAACTGCTTTTCCTGCATCACCTCCCGGTCCACCTGATCCAATAACTCTACAGTTTGGACTACCTGCAGGACCACTTCCTGCTGCACCTCCTTCACCTACGTTACCCCAAGTTCCTCCTGCTCCTCCAGTAGAAGCTGCTCCCGATGATCCACTTGTATTAGTATTGGTAGGAGGAACATCAAAGCTTGCACCCTTACCTCCATTACCTCCTACTAGATTAGTACAATCACTACAATCCCCTGATTCATTATCAAATATATTACAGGTTCGGTATCCTCCTCCCCCGCCACCACCGCCGCCACCTCCGGCAATGCTTGCGCCTGAAGCATTAGTAATAGATGCGGTAATATTTTCTAAACTAATAGCATCTCCGCCATTTCCACCTGCACCACCGTTACTGCCAGCACTACCAGCACCACCACCTAATCCACCTCTACCAATAATGTTACCATTATTAATTAAAATAAAATTACTTCCTGCAACAAGATGAGCAGTAAATGCTGGTACATTAGTAACTTGGCTAAAAACATTTACACCACTATTAATAACAACCGTAGCGTCAATGGGGTCTATACCATTCCAACCATAACTACCTTGTAAAACATTAGACAGATTATAATTTTCTGTATCTGAAGTGATATTTAATGTTTGACCTGTAAATCGTCTTCTTCCAAAAAATAAAATAGACATTTTAACTTGTAGCCCCGTACACGTTTCCAGAATTATTTAAGGTATTAGACGCACCTGACCCTACAGAAATTGCTTTACCTGCAGCACCACCACTACCGGGAGTTCCAGTTGAACGACATTGGGTAGGTGGGTTTGCCGAAGCAGTACCTCCAGTTGCTGCAACATTTCCCCAAGTTCCTCCAGTACCTCCAGTCCCGCCATTACCACCAGAATTACTTTGTCCCGCACTGCCAGCAGTTGCATTATTAGTAGCGGGATTATCGGTGCTTGCTCCTGCACCACCTGCACCTCCACTGAATGAAACTTGTCCGCTACACCCTGTTTCTGGGTCATAACTTCCTCCACCTGTGCCGCCAGCACCTCCACCGCCACCACCACCGGCACCAGCAATGTTAGCTCCCGAAGCATTGTTAATAACACAAGTTAGATTTGTAAGATCAATAGCGTTTCCACCAGCCCCACCTGCTCCACCATTAGGACTGCCAGCACTACCTCCAACACCACCTCTTCCCGCTATAGTTCCGCTATTGTTAATTGTTAAATTAGAACCTGCAACAAGGTCGGCTGTAAGAGCTGCAGTTCCTGTTGTAGTTGCTCTAACATTTATGCTTGAATTAATATTCAGAGTAACATCAATAGCACTTATGCCATCCCAACTATAATTATTTACAAGATCATTTCTTAAATTATAATCAGCAGTATTAGCAGAAATTGTGATAATAGTTCCAGTATCAAATATTGTAATACCACCTTGAACTATAGGTATTGGAAAAGTCATGTTACTGTAGTGCCTTTACAGTCAACATAGAGAATGTAGTTGTACCGTCATTCACTCTTGTAATATAAAAGAAAAACTCATCTCCATCCGTAGTGGAAATTGTATCTCCGTCTACTTTAGTATAACCAGAAGTAGTTACTGTTCCTGCACTAGCATTATTCTTATATAAAATTACCATCGTACAATTCTTACTAGGAACACCTAATGTATGTGCGCCACCATTAATTGTATATTGGAAATTTCCATTATCAACATCAGGTGTGTAAGTACCAGTAGTCTGTGTACCTGCATTATAAGCAGCAGCACTAAATCCAGCAGTTAATTCATCTGCCGTATCAGCCTTTAATATATCAGGATCATAAGCCTCAACGTCACTTCCAATTGCCACTCCAAGATTCGTTCTAGCAGTTTCAGCATTATTCAAATCTGAAAGATTATTTGCAATAGCTAATCTAGTTCCAATGCTTGTGGCTAGAGTTGCGGATAGTGCTACCGCATAATCACTAACGGAAGTTATTCGAGTATTAGCAGTTCCTATACTAGTTGCCATTGTTGCAGACAACGCTACCGCAAAGTCACTAACAGATGTTATGCGAGTATTGGCTGTAGCTATACTTGTTGCAAGAGCAGCAGATACTGTAGCTAGTTCTGCACTTGTAGCGAAGTTACTACCATCTCCAAGAATAGCATTAATAGAAGTTATAGCCGCATTAGAATTACCAATGCTGGTAGCTAGCGTAGCTGAAAGAGCAACTGCATAATCACTGACAGAAGTTATTCGAGTGTTAGCAGTTCCTATGCTAGCGGCTAGTGTAGCTGAAAGAGCAACTGCATAATCACTGACAGATGTTATACGGGTGTTAGCAGTTCCTATGCTGGTTGCCATTGTTGCAGACAATGCTACCGCAAAGTCACTAACAGATGTTATCCTTGTGTTAGCTGTAGCAATGCTGGTAGCTAAAGCTGAAGATACGGCTGCTAGTTCAGCACTTGTAGCAAAGTTACTACCGTCTCCTATAATAGAATTAATACTTGTTATAGAATCTAGATTAGTTTTTGTAAGTGCCGAAACTGCTGCAACTTCTGTAACATTGGCGGCAGATACACCTGCCATTAAGAGTTCGTCAGCATCAATATTAGTTGCACTTAAAGTTCCAAAGACCGCAGAACCTGTAGCAACGAAAGCAGTACTAACTGAAACTGTACCAAAGTTTTGGTCTGCAGAAACAAGTATTGTACCACTTACAGGAATATTACTTGATACTGCACCATCAACTGTAATTTTAATACCAGTACCTGCTTCAATAAACTTAACAGTACCACCTTCAGCAGAAGGAACATTGACAAGACCTGAACCATCACCTACAAAGAATCCTGCACTAACAGTGTCATTAAATGTAGCGGCAGATGCAGAAACTTTAGCAACATTAATTGTTGTGTCAGCTAAACTTACAGCAATAGTAGGATTGCCTTCAGTACCATCTCCATTACCTATTGTTATGCCTGTACCTGCAGTAAGTGTTCTGCCGTATACATCTCCACTACTTACTGCAACAAGACCTGTAATACCTGTTAGATCGGTAATTGCATTAATAGCTGATGCATTGGTTGTAATTGCAACACCATTAAGTTTAAATGTTCCATTAATATCTACAGCACTTTTACTTAGTTTTAAAGCAGAGTTTTCTCCTGATCCATCCTGAACAGTTTGTTCAGTTGATGTTAGACCCGTATTATTTGATCCAACCTGCAGGAGTTGTTTATATGTATTTGCAATTAAGTTTCCAGTAAGTTTACTCATTAAACCATATTCCATTCAGTTGTTTCGTTTTCCCACTCAGTCGTAGCTAGTTGCCAAGCAACATTTCTATCATTATTAAGAGGAGGTCTAGGATTACGAAGGGTTTCGTCATCTCTTGTATTAGGAGTTCTATTTTGTGGATGATTTTTTAAATCAAAGTTTCCCTCAAAATCTTCAGGGCAAACCAGCATTCCGTAGCTATTCATACGCAATACTCTTAAAGGATATGCAAATCCACAAGTATCACAAAGTCCTTTAGCATTTTTATTTGTTGCCATAATACTACTCTATATTAAATATATCCGAGTCTTGGTCTAATATACATGCTAGCTCGTTCTTTATCTTCAGTGTTAGCTCTTGCTAATAGCTCTTCATAATTTTGTTTTAACATTGTAATTCTACCTTCAGGAACTCCTGCTCTTTTCATAGACATGTAATATGCCAGACCAGCAGTTAGACAAGGTAGAAATCTTTTAGAAATATCAGCATTTTGAAGTGCTGATTTATTTATATCTTGAAGTTCACTAATTTTTTCTACTTTTAATTTGTCTGTAGAATTTTCTGGAATAGGCCAAAGAAATATTGTAGGATTGTCTCTATTTCTTTTAACAGTATATTGAGTAGGTCTACCTGTCTGTCCTTTACGAGGAACTTGTAAATATTCTTCATAAGAAATACGATCTAACGGTAGATCAGTATTATCTCTATTTAAAATAACTTGCAAGGTATCAATAGTTGAATCACTAAGAGGATATGAAGTAGTACTTGTAGAAAGAGATATAACAGATGCTTCTGTTGTCCATAATAAAATTTCTCTATTCTGCCAATCTTTTAACATTAGATTTAAAGAACGACGAGCGGAGGCTGGCTCATGACCTAGAGTTTGTTCTCCTCCGATCATTTCCATTGCTTCTTGAATAACTTCGTCTATATCCAAATTAAATGTAAATGTTCCACTAGTCGCCATTTAATTTATCCTTTTTTGCGTTTATAAGATGTAACTTTCTTTTTACGCTTTTTCTTTTGAGGAGGTTTGGTAATCTGTTGTGGTATGTTTGATCTACCAATAGCCATTACTTTTTCTTTTTACTAGATGCCATTGCATATCTTTGACGAACAACACCACCCTTAGACATATACTTAGTTTTTTTCATCTCTCTTCCTTTATATGTATCTTTTGCCATTTTGTCACCTGCTTTATTTTTAGCTGTAGTAGATAAATCTTTAAAGTGCATTACCTTCTTGGATGTTTTAGTATGTGTCTTTCCACTATGTATTGACCCATCTGGCATTTTATGAACTTCACCATAATAGGGTGTACCATCTTTAGTAAAATGTGCCATGCCTTTAGCCATCTAACACTTCCATCTTTTTCTAGCTTGTCTAAGTCTTGAGTTAGGATTCTTAGCAGCTTTAGGAAACTTCTTCATTTGTCCTGCTGATCTAGCACAATAACTTTTACGTCTTACTGCTCTTTTACCAGTAGGTTTAGATTCTGTTACAGCAGTTTGAAGTTTACTACCGGGATTTTGCCTACGATATTTAGCTACTCCCTTTTTAGTCATACCGGCACCAGCTTTGGTAGGACGTTTATGACCACCACCGATGGTCATTCCTTTCATGCCTGTTCCTTTACGTTTTCTTTTTACTGCCATAATATAACCTATTTACTTTTCATAGCTTTACCAAAACCTCTTTGAGCTACTCCACAGCCTCTGGGTTTAATTTGACCACCCTTTGACTTAAATGTTTTAACCATTGTAGGCTTACCACCTACTCCTTGAGGCTTGGCTCTTTTTCTTTTAACAGCAGATTTTTTCTGAGATTCTGTCATACGTTGTGCTTTTGCGAGAGGAACACACTTAGGATACTTACGTTTTGTACCCTTAGTTGACTTTCTACCACACGGCTGATACTTACCGTTTTTCTTTGGTGCGCCAATGTCAACCCACTTCTCATCTACCCATTTGCGTAATCCACCTCCAGTTTTCTTCTTAACAACTTTCTTTTTCTTACCATCGGGTTTTACTTTGCCACTACAAACAGCAGACGCATACATATTAGCATAAGCAGATGGATAAACATCAAACTTACGCTTTGCTGCAGCTTTACCTTTTGGACAGAGTTTAGCCACTTTTTCTTTTTCCCTTACGCTTTTTTCCTTGACTAAGTGCAATAGCTACCGCTTGCTTTTGAGGATATTTTTCTTTTTTTAACTTACGAATGTTTGCACTAATTGTCTTTCGGCTTGAACCTTTTTTTAATGGCATTATTAAATCTTACCTTAGTTTTAATAACTACTCTTGGTTTTAATCTTACCACCACCCATCATAGCCTTACCATAACCACGTTGAGCTTGTCCACAGCCTCTAGGTTTATCTACTTTACCACCTTTTTTTCTGTGTATTACCATATCAGGATTTTCTTCACCTGATTTTCCTCTACGAGGTGATCCTAATATATCTTTATATTCAGCATCAGATAGACCTCTTGCCCACTCTGGTCGATCATCAGTAGATTTTTTTCTATCTCGTAATAATTTTTTAGCATCCTTAGTTTTAGAATCACTTTTTTTCTTATCAAAAAATTTCTTTGATTTTTTAACTATAGTTCCTGCCATTTTAAACCTCCTTTAAGATTTTCTAACTGCACCAGCACCTCGCATGGCTACGCCACACCCTCTGCCAATACCTACTTTACCACCGCTTTTAAGTCCTTCAAAGCCGCCTATTGTTCTTAGCTCATTTTCTAGTGCTTTCATATTAACATCTCCACCAACGTCTCCTCGCATCATTCTACCAGCTACATCAGCACCGGATGAATATGTTCCTTTATCAGTGACCTGTCCTTTTTTACCTACACCAGCCAATCCTGATGTTACCAAACGTCTAAGCTGTGCGGGTGATAAATCTTTTCTTTCAGGAGGTCTTTCCTTTGATCTAGCTGGAGCATTAATAGAAAGTCTTTCTTCTTGCGTAGCACCTGCTCTAGCAGTTTCATTTGCACCTGCTCCTCGCATTTCTCTTTCTTGCTGCCTAATAAGTTTATCTAATTCTCTTTGCTCAGACCTAGTTCTTTTTGGCTCTGATTTTTTCTCTGCAGCTTTTTTCTTTGCAGCTTTTTTCTTTACAGGTTTTTTGTCAGCCTCTGTCTTTGCAATTTTTTCAGCTTCTGATCTAGAGATATTTCTTGATTCCATTAGCTCTTTAACTTTATTAGAGGGACGACCCCTGCGGCTTTTTCTGCCTCTTTTAATAGTCTTTGAAATTTTTGATGCTGGCATCTTATTCTCCTATTGAAAAAATACTTCTTTAATTTGATTATAGTTATCTAAAAAAGATTGCTTATCTAAAACTTTGCCATTATTTAATCTAATAATTCCTCGATTTTGATTTTTATGAACTTCACCTTTTTGGTGGGGCAACTGATTAGAATAGTCGATAAGAGATTGATCTTTGTAAAAAGATAACATATAATTAATCATTTCGGAATTACGACCATGTTCTGGACTAATATATTTTCCTTGTTCTAAACAGGTATACATCATATACTTTTGAAATTCATCGCTATGGTAAAAAGAAAAAACATTATCTGCTCTATCAACTGAAATGTCCTTCATTAAATACCAAGGCCCAATAACTCTGTCTGTGTATGCAAAATTAAATTTAATCCACCATAAAATTTTTAATGGGTTATTTTTAATATTTATCGGTGCTGCTTCAATAAAATTAGTTAATTCCTCAACAACTGTATCACTATCACAATCTGGAATATTGTCTGCAATATCTTTTATTAGTTCTTGCCAAGATTTATCTTTATATAATCCATTTAAAATGTCAGGCCATTTAACTGTTTTTAAACCATGATAATAATAAATATTATGAACCGTACCATTTGATAATGTATTACCGGGGTGTCCTATAATTGACACAGAATCTTCTGGGTGAAGATCGGTGTTGTTAATTAATCTGTAATTATAACCGTTATCAACTATAAATTTATACAGAGCAGGATTAAATTGATTTAATGCTTTTCTATTGTTTGTGTCCTCATCAAAAGTAAATACTGCTCTAATTTTATTTTTATCACAATTCTGTAAAAACCCTGCGTACATTGTTGCAGAATCAAAACCACCTGAAAGAAAAACGTCAATATATTTATTGTCAGATAAAGAATTAATTGTATTAATTTTATTTTCAATACAGTTAATTAAGTCTACTTCTTCTATCTCCGTTGGCATTTTTAGTTGATACTTAGGATCAATCTTATAGAAGTTTTTTAAAGTTCCTGTTCTATCAATAGGCTCAGATGGATGCCTACCTAAAACAGATAATAAAAATTTATACCATTCTGGATATTCTAATATTTTAAAAAATTTATATACCCTTAAAGAATGTAATTTAATAACTTTTAGTTCAGACATAAAACTTAAACAGAATAATCGTATTCTTTATTATCAATAACAACTTTACCAAGATCAATGGAAGTTCTGTTTACGGCTGGACCTTTTCTAGCCGCACCATAACCATTACCGGTGGGTCTACCTGTGCATTCCATTCTTTCTTCTTTATAACGATCAAAACCTTTTTTATCGTCTGAATAAATTTTATTGTTAATAATTTTCATAGTGATTCTCCTTACTGTGATCCCTGAACTAAAGTATTTGCTGATCCTGCAGGACTAGCATTATTTTGCATATTGTCTTGACGATTTCTTCTCGCCTGATTTCGTAATCCTTCTATAGCACCTTTATATTCATTTGTGAACACAGCACTAAATGTTGTATCTTTCATATACAAAAATGCTTCAATCATCGAAGCATAAAATAAAGCATCGTAACAAAAGTCAGTAAAATAATTATTAGGTGTAGCAGATGTTAAAGTAGTTGGTCTTGCAACATAAACAACTTCACCTTGATATGCTGAAGTAGGAGTAGGTGCTAAATATATAGAAGAGTTATTAGCAACTGAGTAATACTTAGGAACTCCAGTTGAGGTATCAGCATAAGGCCAATAGTCATTAAGAAACTCTTCAGTTCTTTGAAGTAAATTAATTTTGCTTCCACTAGCTCTTAGGTTGACATGCCTAATAATTCTTGTATCTTCTGCAACAGAAACAGTTTGATTGCTAACGACACAAGTAATAGAAACAGTGGTATTTAAACCAATATCATCCAGTTCTTTAATTAATCTATTTTCAGCTTTGTTTACAAATTTAGGAATTTGATTTACAAACTCTGTGCCTTTATTTTCTGATGTATTAATAATATCGTTTACAAGGTAGGTATAGTCAACCATAAGCTTTATCCATAGTAAATATAGAATTTTCCACCATCGCTAGAGCCAGACAGTGAAACTTTTCCACTACATTTTACACCAATATCATTAAGATATACATTATCCATAGTGTTTGCTGTTAGTGCAGCATGTTTAATTCTAGTTCCATTCTGATCACCAACCACTAATTCAGATGCAACCGTTACTGAAAAATTGTAAACTTGCACTCTGGTATCTGCAATCGTAACACTTGTTACCGCATCGACAAAAATACCGTTGCCTCCAGCACCACCCGTAACTTGGGCTAATCTAACATTTGACATATAATTCTCCAATCAGAGTAAGAGGAGAGATTTCTCTCTCCCCTTATCTTAATTTTAGTTACCCTGATTACCAAAGAAACCTCTCCAATCGGAGAAACCAAAGCTATAACGCTCTCTAGCCTTAAAGCGAAGGTTGCCCGTATCGAAGTCAGGCTCCATCTTGGTCTGCAGTGGCGCACGAACAAACATCTTTGTACCGTTAGGAACATTCGTCTTAATGAACCAAGCGTCTGCATCAGTGAATCGACGGTTGATAAACACACCCTTTGGAAGCATAGACATGCTCTGAATTGAGTTTACGTCATTCCAACCTGCAGGGTTGGTAGCAGCTTGTGATCCACCAAGAGTGGAAACTGTACCAGAAGCAGGAATAAGAGTAGAGTTCAACAGTGCGTTTGATGTTGCCCAGTTATCGGGAGCAACATGAAGTGATTCTGCACTACCGCCAACGAGAATGCCACGATCATCCTTGATCTTCTGAATGGTCGTAAGGGCAGTCTCAAGTGAGGCAAACGAAAGGTCTGCCGCAGTAAGTAGGTTCGACTGTGTGCCGTTTACAGTTGGATGAGAAGCACTGAAAAGTGGTTGCCCATCACCGCCTGTATAGGCAGCATTAAAGCCATTGTTGAAAACATCTGCAGCTTTTACCTGCTTGGTGTTGCCCATTGCTCTTGCAAGGGCTTTAGCCCGAAGCTTGGCAAAAGTATCATACAGATTATCTTCCATAGCTTCTTCGGTAACAGCAAAAGCAAGTGCAATTGTTTCGTTAGTATAACGAGCAACATAGCTTTCGCTAGCTTCGTCATAAGTAACAGCAGCACCTTCTGCTTTTACTGGAGCATTACCGAAGCCTGTGAACAGAACTTCTTCTTCAAATGCCCGGTCTGAATTTTCAATTTCAAACAGCGGAACATGCTCATTCTCAACTTCCCCGTATTCCAAACCAAAAATAGCATTTAGACCGGGAAGTAGTTGTTTACTAATACTAGCTCTATTAATAGCCATAATTTAACCTCCCTTAAATACCAGATGGTGCAGACAGAACAGCGTCTACATGTTTAACAATACGAACTTCAACGACAGGGAATGCTCTTTCAGCAGAAACAGCAATATCATTACCCGGAACGTCCTCAACACTAATAGGTCTTACTGGAAGAATAGTGGTGTTACGAGTTGAAGCTTTAATACCAAACCCAGATTCACCTGTAAAGGTGCTGCCTGCGCCTAGAGTCAAGCCGAAGTTCAACTGGTTGATATCACCTGCACTGAGCGAAGCATCCGCTTGGATGAAATAAGTTGAGGCAGGGTTAGTATCTACCATTGCTTTAATATTAGAAGCACTGGTATTGGCTGGCCAATATTGCTTGAATTTTGGCTCACCGTTTTCTTCATAATAGACTCCCTGAAAAATACCAACTGCATAGTCAGCATCCGCCGAAACGGGTTCAATATTACCAAGGCTTGTCTTTACCAAGTCACCTGTGAAGATGTTTCTTGCATCCCCAGAAGCGATAGGTAATTCGTCTACGCCAGTGGAGTTAGTACCTGAACCACGTTTACGAGCAGGAAGGAAGCCACGAAGATTTTTAGTGGTAGACATATTGTCTCTCCTTTCCTAGTTGCACCGTTCCCTGTTATTATTCTTGAAAACTAGGTCGTCTTCCTTTAGTAACAGTCGAACGATTATTATTTGTGATAGGCATACGAGAATCTGAATTTCTTTCTAATTGAGCATTCACTGCATCCATTAGTTCTTTACTCTTATTCTCATAATACCGTTTACGAGCAGCAAGCTTGCCAAGGGGCATTTTAGCCAAAGCTAAGTCTCCACGACAGACTGTACCAGCATACCGCCCTTCCTCTTGAACGATAGAGGACATAGATAATTCAGGAACTTCTTCAGGGTCTACAAAAGTCCAACCTTCTGCTTGTTTCTTACCAACATTCTGGTAATCATCTTGGTTGCGTAATGTAATACGAATCCATCTTAGACCCATTCCCTCATTTTCAAAGCGTCTATATACGCTCTCAGGAATCTCTAGAGCATTAGGCTCTTCATAGGTCCATTCGGTTTCTTCTCTAGAATTATGTTCTCTTGTATCAATGCTACGTTCTTTAATTTCTTTCCGTGTATCCATTTTACTATACTCCACGCTTAAATGTTATATCTGTATATTCACTGTCTGATTTATCAACTTTTAGTTTCTCAGCAGCATATACCTCAAGTGGTATGTTCCATTTCTGAGCTAGTCTCACATCTTCTTGAGATAGCTTTATCTTTTTATTAGAACTGGTGGGACTGCGTGATGTTCCCGCCACCACCTGAGAGGGTTGTCGAGTTGTGCTAGCTTCAACACTCTCTTCTTTATCAAACTTATGTGGAAATTCATTCCGTAGTCTACGATCAATCTCTTTATAAAAATCTTGTTCTTTAGGATCATAACCTGTTTGTTTTAGATCTGCATCAATTGCATAAGCTGCTGCAGTCATAACTGAATCCTTACCGAACCATTCATTATTTTCTACCCAATCAACCGCTAACGCATCAGGTTGTTGAGGAGCTTGTTGTTGTACTTGTTGTTCTTCTTGAGCTGCATGTTGTTTTTCATAATCCTCTAGTGCATATTGATGTCTTTGTAGATCATTAATATTATTTGATGCCCTTTGAAGTACATCCAAAGCTGCTAGAGTTCTCTCTGGATCACCAGAATTATAAGCTTCAATATAATCATTTTTGGCTAGTGCCATCTGTTCTTCTAATTGTTTTTGAGAAACTGATGAATTAGCCTTTTGAGTATCAACATACGTTCTCTCCATATTTCTTAGATTTTTTTCTAAATCTGTTTTTTCTTGTAGGAGAGCTTGAATACGCTCGTCTCTTTCTTTTCGTTGTCTAACAAGATTTCTAATTCTTTTTTGAGCGCCTGATGTTTCAATACCATCAAGCTCTTTAATAGGTTCTTTCTTTGCTTCTTCTAATTCTTTTTTAGGTTGTTCGATCTCCTCTGCTGTTTCAACTTCAGTAGATTGCTCGATCACCTCCTTTTCATTAGAATTATCTTCAACTTCAAAATCAACCTTCTCTGGAATAGTAACGTCACTCCATTCCGAATTTTCATCACTCATTTAATTTTCCTTTTATACGCTGTTTCGACACAGGCGGTTACGAATAATTTATTATACAATATAATTTTAACTGGTGCAACTGCACTAGTTAGATAAATTAAAAGTTGGGTCTAAATCTTTTGGATTTTCAACTCGCATAATAATTTGGTCATCATATAAAAGAATTAGTTTAACTCCTTTATAATGAAGCTTAATACCTGCATTTTTACCATAGCATACATAATCACCTTCTGCACACCAAGGAATATCTGCAAATTTATTTGTATCTTTATATGCGAGATTACCAACTTTTAAAACTTTTCCTACAGTTGTAAGATAAGCAATATCATCTTTTGTCGAGTCTGGTAAAAAAATACCACCCTTAGTTTTACTTTTAACTGAGATTGGTCTGACTAAAACATGATAGCCTGGAATATCTGGTAGAATATCTGGATCAGGATTATCTTCTTCAAATCCCGTAATCCATTGATCATTCTGAATAGCTTTACTTAAAGCTTGAACTTGCATGGTTAATTCTCCTCATTATCATAGTATCGTTTTTTTACAATTGAAAGAATATTATTTCTTGCCCATGAAATTCCAGAATGGAACCCTACTAATTCTTTATATGTTGCGTAGTCGGAAGCTGCTCCTTCTACTAAGTTATTTTGTACTGAGGCCATTTCTTTTTCGTATGACTCAACAATTTCATCCCATAAATTCATTTAGATAAATACTGCCCCAATAATAAATGATGCTGCACCTACAATTAATACTTTTTTCCAAATACCACAAGGAGTTTGATGCCCTTCTGGTAGACAGCTACAGGAGCCACACCCTACAACTGTTTTAAATTTAAACATATATTTTTTACTAGAGGATTTAATCTTATCAATTAGCTTTGTCATTTTTTAGTTCCTTTATAAGATTTGTAATCGTTTTCATGCTTTCAGATTCAATCTTAGTATCTGAAGACATTTTATTTCCAGCCAATCTAGTAAGAAGTTCAGCGGCTTTATAAGTATTGTTATCTTCTAGCTTTTGTTCTTCCAAAGCTCCTTTAAGTAAAGTTTCAATAGCTTTAGTAGCCTGTTCTGCTTGAGTCTTTTCTAACTCTATAGCTCTATCTTGCTGCTTCTCGTTACCTTCTTTAATATATTTAATAACGATTTCGTTTTCGTCAATATCCAGTTCTCTATTTTTAAGAGCAGCAGTAGCAGCATCTTTAACCATCTGAGCTTGTAGCTTGTCTCTTTCAACTTGCAACTTCATATTTTCAATTTCAACAAGCTGTTGCTCTGGCGTTGGCTGCATCATCTGTGGATTATTAGCTTGAAGAACTTGTTGTGCAGCTTGCGCCATAGCAAACTCAATCATATCAGGTGTGATAGGTTGACCTTGTGGTACTTGATCTTTCATCGTCATAGCAACACCTTCAACCTGTTCTTTATATTTCATTACAACATGCTCCTGAATATTAGCCTGTAATACAGGAACAACTGCTCCCATTAATGGTTGACCACCAGTTGTTGGGTCTTGCATAAAAGCCATCTTAACTTGTATATGAGCATCATGATTCTGGCCCGGAAAAGCTCCAATAGGCTCACCTTTGATAGCAACTTGAATATCTGACAAAGGATCAAGGGGTCTAGGTTTCTTTTCTGGTGGAAGTATCTCATCTAAATTAGGCATGTTAGCTGCTTGCAGAATAGTCCTATTTAATGCTTCCATATTAAACATACCGGGAGGAGCTTGTTGGGCTAGCTGTAAAGCTAGCTGAGACAACATCATTCGGTGAGCATTAGAAGGAATATTTGGGTCGCTTACTGGGACAATATCAATTCTTCCATCAAAATCTTTTTTAAGAACTTGTCTTGATATTCCCGGCACCTCAAATGGATATTCATTAGGCAGATAGTCATGATTGATTTGTGCTAAGATTTTTAATTCGTTTTTCTGCGATTTATGAAGCCTTTTATGAATGGCAGAAAAGAATTTACTACTGGCTTCAAGTAGGGCCATCGTAGTACCAACGGGACCATAAGAGGCAGCGTCCGATACTACTTGTTCCGTTGTATCAGCAAACTTCTGTCCTGTTCCAATAACAAAATTAAGCATAGACAGAAGAGTATTGGATGGCTCTTTATAAGGTAACGGAACAATAGACTTAGATAAATCCATGCCTGTTGCTTCAACTTCTTTAAACTCACCGGGAGATATTGGATCATTATCACCAACAATTCTAACTCCTTTAGATTTAAATCCTCCCGGTAGATTAGCGAATTGACCCGCATCCACTAACGCTCTCATAGCTGCTGTTGCAGTCATCGTTAGATTACCAAGGAAGTGGATCAATCCTAGTCCGTAGAAACCAAAGCCCGGTACATATTTGTAATGGACAAAGTGCATTACCTTTTGTCTTGTTTTATCGTCAGGTCGATAGTTTCTACGAATACTTAGAATTTGTTTTGATTGTTCTTCAATCGTTACAATATATGGAAGAGAGACACCCTCTTCATGTTCAGGGTCTTCTGGTAATTCAAGATAGCAATGCTGTTCTAGAAGAACATACTGATAATCAGAATCTGATGTTTGTGAAAGACCTAGAACTGTGTCTAGCTTGGTTGCCATAGAAGATTGTTCAGGAACATATGCTTCAGGCAAATCAATATCTTTATACATTCCTACATCAATCTCTTTCATAAGATCAACAGGACTTCTGTATATTACATGAGTATATCTATCTGCTTTTCTTAGATCACTAGCGTAGTACGAAACATAAAACTGATCAATAGGTACAAACTCAGATACAGGACGCTCTAATGAAGCATCATAGTATGTTTTCTTAAATGCTGAACCAATAATAGGTAGGTGAAACAAAAGCCGTTCAGACTCGTCAAAGTATTCAGGCATTTGTTCTGTTAGCTGATAGTTCATAAACTCTTGAACTCTTTCAGCTTGATCAATCTTATCAGGTGTTTGATTACCTAGTATTTGAGCTTTAACTGGACCTGCTGCAGGAAATAGTTCAAGAGAAGCTTTAGATTGAAACTTAACGGCTGATTCAATAAGAAGCGGATGAACAGCAGTACAAGCTCCTTCAAATGGTTCTGTTGCATCTTGAAGCTTTAGACCTAGAAGATCAAAGCCTCTTTCAAACATGCTCTCCCATTCGCTTCTAGAATCTCTATCAGATTCAAAATTATCATAAACTTTAAAAGCAATATTCTCTAGATCATTCTCATCTATTTTATCAGCTAAATTTTCAAACCATTCTTTAATATCTGGCTTAGTTTCAATTTCAATACCTTCATCAAAACTTACAACCACACCACCGTCAGGATCGAGATCAAAGGTAACATTCTTTTCAAGTTCAACAGATGCACCATTACTAGCATCAATCTCTATAATCTCTGCTTGAGGCATTCTCTCAAATGGATTTTTTTCAACCGCCATTCTTATTCTTCCTTTTCGGATATTTATCTTTATATTTTAAATATAAGTACTCATTTAAACTTTGAAAGTAGTCATACCAATATTTAAAATTTTTTTCAACAGGTTTTTTTAAACTGTGATTGATACCCTTATCATAGTCCCACAAAATAATTTCTAATATTATTTAGAGTTCTTTACAATTGATGCACCGAAGTAAAGTCCTACTATTGCCGATACCAAATGAGTATCCAAAGGTGTAAGAACTAATCCTCGTAATGCTTGCCATTTTATAATTTCATTTCCTTCTGTAAGAAAGAAGAAGCCGGGATTAAATTCAGTATATCCTACTGTAACTAAAACATCAGGCCAAAAGACTGCTACAATCTTAGGCCAAACAATAATAGCTAATACAGCAGAGATTGCAATAACTCGTCTTGTAATCTGAAATCCTGTATTCTCATAACGTCTAGCAAGATCAGTTGCCTTTGATTGTTCTTTTAATCCTTCAATCGCTCTATTGAAAGCTTCTTGTTTTGCTTTCATACTTTGTGACCAAAGAGACATAATACCAGACAATAGTCCAGAGCCTAGCATTGTAATAAGTTCTAAAGGAAATCCCATGTACTTATCCTTCCGCAATTAAAATAATTATAGCACTAAACTCTCCAGTATGCAACTTTCTTCTGCCTACGGTAGTTTACATCATCTTCCCAACTAGGATCATCTGGATGAGTTATATGCCATGACTCTTTCATGTAATGCACTGCCATAGCCAAAGCATCTACCTGATCGTCATGGCGACCATTTGGAAAACTTAAAAGTTCTTCTACAAGATCATCTGCCCATTTCTTATTCTTAGGCATCCATAATCTTCCTGCTTCTAATACAGGACTTGCAGCATATACTCTTGCTACCTTGTCTCTGTCTGGTGTGTATTCTAGAATAGGCAAGCCACTTCGACGTAAGTCTTGTATAAGTGATTGACCACTGGCTTTCTTTTCTACAATACAAATATCTGGTCTGTATTCTTCGTATAAGCTTTGTGCAATCTTTCTAAGATCAGGATACTCAAATCTTCCTCTGGTATTTCCTAACAGAATAAGATTACTAGCAATATATTCTTCTCCTTCATAACTTTCTTCGGGCATCTGAAAGATACCCCACGTTTGAATAACAGAGAAGTCGGCACTGCTCTTTGTAGAGAATGCTGTATCTAAAGTTTGTATTACAAAGTCACAAGTAGGGGGATCACTATACTCCCAGTGTTGTATCCACCTTTTCTTGATTATACCACCTTGTTCTGGTGTAGGATTTTGCATATACAATGAATCCCAATATCTTGATCCATTGCTTGCAATAATCTCTTCTTCATCTACTCGTAATACCTCATCAGGTTTCCACTCAGGAAAATAAGAACTACCTATAGGAAGTCCTAAAAGTTCTGATGCTTCTTCATCTACCCACGCAGGAATACGAACCACCTCCCATTTATGAGTGGCTTCCATATCCATTATTTCTTCTTGCTTTAACAACCAACCACACAAATCATCATGATGGTATCGGGTGTTAATAATAACAATAGCCCCGTTAGGCATAATACGAGTACGCAAACCAGCAGGATACCATTCCTTAATATACCGCCTACCCGCTTCAGAGAAACTATCTTCTTCTGACATAGCATCATCTAGTATTGCTATGTGTGCTCCACGCCCTGCAATCTGTGATCTCACACCAGCAGCATAGTAAGTACCGTTAAGGTTTGTTTTCCATTTACCTGCCGCCCGTACATCTGATCTTAGCTGGACATTTGGAAATATGTTTTGAAACTGCTCAGTGTTTACCACATCTCTAACTGATCTACCAAAGTCACT